GGATGCGGTGACGGCTGAGGCCAATATGGGCACCTATCACCGCCACACCATCCGCACCGGGCTGCCGACCGTCACCTGGGGCATGCTCTACCAGGGCATTCCGCAGTCGAAGAGCTCGACCCAGCAGGTCGACGACACGACCGGCTTTGTCGAGGGGCTCTCGACGGTCGACACGCGGTTGCTGGACATCTCGCCGAACCCGGCGGCGGTGCGACTGTCCGAAGGCCGCGCCTATCTGGAGGCGATGGCGCAGGAGGTGCAGCGCGGTTTCTTCTACCACGATACGGTCACCACGCCGGAGAAGTTCAGGGGCCTTGCCGCGCGCTATAACAAGCTCGGCGGAGGCGGTGCCGGCAACCAGATCATCAATGCGGGCGGGGTCGGCTCCGACAACACCTCGATCTGGTTCGTGACGCATGGCGACGCATACACCACGCTGATCCACCCCAAGGGCACCCAGGCCGGCGTGACCCGGGAGGACAAGGGCGAGCAGCGCACCGTCGACGGCAATGGCAATGTCTATTACGTCAAGGAGGAGCTGTTCCGGCAGCATGTCGGTGTTGCGGTGCGCGACTGGCGTTTCAATGCACGAATCGCGAATATCGACGTGTCCGACGTGCAGGCCGGGACGGTCGATCTCTACAAGTTCATGCGCAAGGCAAGCTACAAGCTGCAGAACCGGCGCACCGCCAAGATGAACGGCGATGTCGCGGCGCAGGGCCGCACCGTCATCTACATGAATCGCGACATGATCGAGGCGCTCGACGCGCTGGGCACCAACAGCGGCAATGGCGCGCTGATGATCCGGCCGATGGAGCTCGAGGGCAAGGAAGTCATGTCGTATCGCGGCCTGCCCATTCGCGAGACCGACGCCCTCATCAATGCCGAGGCATTGGTAAGCTAGGCAGACCCGCAGGGGCTGCCGTGTCCCCGCGCAGGCGGGGATCCAGAGCCGCAGGGCACAGCACCCGGAACTCTGGACCCCCGCCTTCGCGGGGGAACGCTAGCTCCGCCGGCTTTCAGGACATCAGGAGACCATCATGATCATCGACTCAACCACGCTTTTCTCGAATGCCCAGGCGATCACCGCCACGGTGGCCTCGACCAACATCGTCGATCTCGGCGCGACCGGCACCATTTACGGTGCGGCGGCCGCGATCACCCGCGACATCGGCCGAGGGGCGGATGTGCCGCTCAAATGCTCGGTGGTCGAGGGTTTCAACAACCTCACCTCGCTGACGATCTCGATCGAGACCGATGACAATACCGGCTTTTCGTCGCCGCAGACCGTGTTCACCTCGCCGACCTATGTGCTGGCGGATCTCGCGGTCGGCGCGCGGAACCTGCTGCCCGAAAGCGTGCCGATAGGCACCAACGAACGCTATGTGCGGCTGAAATACACCGTCGTCGGCACCGCGCCGACGCTGGGCAAGATCACCGCCAGCGTGACCGCGGGGAACCAGACCAATGGCTGAGCCGGCACCCACCAAGGAGGCGAACGGCAGGAAGCCTCTGACAGAGGCGTTCACCGCACCGCACCAGGTTTATACCGGCGGCATCCTGTACGAGCCTGGCGAAGCGTTCTTCACCGCCGAGCCCAGAGGCCGCGAATGGCTGCCCGCGAGCGAAGACGATGCGCTGCGGGCGCTGGAAAAAGCGGAAGCGGCCGCGGCCAAGGTGCGCCGCTGACTTGAAGCCGGGGCCATGTGCCCCGGCCACTCCTTAGACATTGGCCTTAGACATTTGAGCGCCGGGGAGGGCGCAACCATGGCTTATATTCCCGGTATTCCCACGTCCGAGACCAACGCATTGCCGTCGCTCGGCACGGGGCTTTACACCAGCGGCGCGATCACGCCGCTGACCACCGGCCAGTTCGGCACGCTCGCGGTCGATATCAGCCGCAATCTGCGCGCGCTGGCGACGTTCAACAGCGCAACCGGAACCGATGGCTTCATCAACAGCAGCCTCGGTTTCGGCCAGATGGCCACCCAGGGCACGGCGACGAACACTCTGCTCGCGATGGCGCCCTATCTGTTCAACGGCACCAGCTGGGACCGACAGAAAAAGCCGAACGCGGCCGTGCGGTTGCTGTCCTCGGCTGCTACCACCAACGCGACCAGCGTGAAGGCGACAGCAGGGGATCTGTTCAAGGTCTCCGGCAACAACACGGTGGCCTCGAAGCGCTATCTCAAGCTCTACAACAAGGCGAGCGCACCGACCGTCGGCACCGACACGCCGGTACTCACCTTCGTGCTTGCGGCGAGTGCGCCGTTCGCGATCGATCTCGGGGCGACCGGCCAATATTTCGCCGCCGGCATCGCCTTTGCGATCACCGGCGCCGCTGCCGATGCGGACACCACCGCGATCGCGGCGGGCGACATCGAGTGCCTGAACCTGACCTACGCATAGGAAACGCCCGTGGCCGTCAGCATCACCATCTGCAATCTCGCGCTCGGCGAGCTTCGGGCGTCCGCGATCGCGGACATCGCCGAGGATTCGATCGAGGCGCAGAATTGCGCGCGCTATTATCCGCAATGCCTGAAGCTGCTGCTCGAGCGGCATGACTGGAGTTTTGCGACCCGGATCGCATCGCTCGCCGAGCTGAGCGACAATCCAAGGGCGAGCGAATGGCTTCATGCCTATGCGCTGCCCGCCGATTGCGCGACGCCCAAGCGGCTGGTGCCGCCCGTGGACGGCACGCTCGCATGCTGGCCGGTCGAATGGGGGCAGGCGTTCATCGTCGAAGCGGGGTTGCTCTACACCCAGATTCCGGGAGCGATCCTGGAATATTCCTCAGGCGATGTGCCCGAGGCGGTGATGCCGGCGCTGTTCGCCGACGCCCTGGCCTATGCGCTTGCCGCGCGGCTGGCGGTGCCGATCCGCGACAGCCGCGAGATGAAAGGGCAATTGCTCCAACAGGCCGAGCTCGCCGCAACGCGCGCGGTGGCTGATGACGAGAATCGCGAGCCGCGCCGTGACGTGCCCTTCAGCGACGAAGTGATGGTCGCACGCGCCGGCGGCCTTGCCGAGTGGGTGCGCTGATGGCATTTCGTACCGGTTCCGCCAACTTCTCCAAGGGCGAGATCGCCGAGGAGTTGATCGGGCGCGTCGATGTCGCCGCCTATCAAACTGCGCTACGCCGCGCGCGCAATGTGATCGTGCTGAAATATGGCGGCATCACAAAGCGGCCGGGAACGCGCCTGGTTGCCGAAGTCTATACCGACAAGCACGAGGCCGATTTCACCGCGGCGATCTCGGGTGCGGTGATGACCGTCAGCGGGATGGCGTCGGGCACGCTTGCGATCGGGCAGACGATCAGCGGCACCGGCGTTGCCCCGGGCACGGTGATCAGCGCCTTCGGCACCGGTGCGGGCGGGACCGGGACCTACACAGTCGCGCCCGCTCAATCCCCCGACGTCGCCAGCACGGCAATTCATGCCATCGGCCCCTCGGCGGTGCGGCTGATGCCGTTCCAGTTCTCGCTGACCCAGACCTACGCGCTTGAGATGGGGCAGGCCTATATGCGCGCTGCGGCGAATGGCGGGATGGTGATTGAGGACAAGCTGACGATCACGGCCGTTACCAGAGGCGCGACCACCACGATCGCGGCGGCATTTCATGACTATAAAATTGGCGATCAGGTTTATTTCTCAGGGGTTCTCGGGACGATCGAGCTCAATGGCAAGATCGGCCGGGTGTTGAGCATCGCTGCTGACATAAGTTTTGTGGTCGACATCGATTCCACCGACTTTACTGCCTTCAGTGGGGACACCGGCGGGTCGACCCGCGTCGCCGCGCCGCCGGGGCCGCCAACGCCTCCGCCCGTTCCGCCCCCTCCGCCGCCGCCACCTCCGCCCGAGACCGGTGGTGGGGGATATGGCGGCGGGGGCTGGTGCGTCGCCGACGACACGCCGATCCTGCTTGCCAAGGGCGGGGAGATCCAGGCGCGTTTCCTGACGGTCGGAACTTTGGTCAGGACGCGACATGAGGACAGCCTCGAATGGGGCGATTATCCTGTCGAGGCGATCGAACTGGCGTGGCAACCGGTGTTCCGCGCTGAAACCTTCCCGCGCGCGACCGGCGAGCATCTGTTCTGGGTCGATGACGCCTGGATGCGGATGGACGAGATCGGCGTGCCCGACGGATCGGCCTGGGTGGCGAAGATCGCGGTTGCGGGCGCCCGCACTTATGTCTCGGCCGGCATACTCTCACACAATAAACGCGCGGATGGGCCTGAATTATGAGTGTCGCTCGTCTCTATCGCGTCGGCACGCCCTTTAATGGGCTCGAACTCGGGGAAGTCGATTTCGAGCAGTCGGCTGACACGATGTACCTCGCCCATATCAATCACGCGCCGGCCAAGCTGGTGCGCGGCGGGCATACGAACTGGACCTTTTCGAGCGTCAGCTTCACGCCGACGCTTGCCGCGCCGGCAGTCCATCCCGTGGCGCCCAGCCGTCCTAACCAGGATGCCGAGGGCACGCCGGCGGGGAACGCCTGGTTCCCGCAGATACAGCACTATGTTGTCACCTCGGTCAACGACGTCTCGGGGATGGAAAGCCGGCCATCCTCACCGGTAGATAACGCGGACGCGCCGAACGACCTCACGCTGAAGCGCAACTACAACACGATTAGCTGGGATGCGGTAACAGGCGCGACGCGCTACCGGGTTTACAAAGCCGACAACACCCAGGAATTTGGCTATATCGGCAATACCGTCTCGACCAGCTTCGTCGACGACAATATCGGGCCCGACTATTCCGATGGTCCGCCGGTCGGGACCAACCCATTCGATGTGGCCGGTAACTGGCCATCGACCGTCACCTTTTTCGAGCAGCGCCTCCTTTGGGCCCGCACCGCCAATCACCCGAACGCGATCTACGGTTCGCGTTCGGGCAGCTTCGAGAACATGGATATCTCGCGACCCTTGAAGGCGTCGGATTCACTCAGCTTCGCGCTGGTCGCGGGGCGGGTGAATGCGGTCAACCAGCTGGTATCGATGAACGATCTCCTCGCGCTCACCTCGGATGCGATCTTCAAGATCGAGGGCGGCCAGGCGGGCTATATCTCGGCCACCGATTTCGTGACGCGGCGGCAGAATGGGCGCGGTTCCTCGCGCCTCTCTCCGCTCGTGATCGACAGCGTGTGTTTCTACCAGACCGCGATCGGCAATGGCGTGCGCACGCTCGGCTATGAATTCCAGACTGACTCAATCAACTCGAACGACGTGACGATCTTTTCGCCGCATCTGTTCCGGGGGTTCGATATCATATCTTGGGCCTATGCGCAGGAGCCGCGATCGATCATCTGGGCGGCGCGGAGCGACGGTGCGTTGCTGTGCTTCACCTGGGAGCAGGAACAGCAGGTCTGGGGCTGGACTCTGTGCGAGACGGACGGGCTGGTCGAAAGCGTCTGTGTCATCTCGGAAGGCGGCGAGGACCGGCTTTATCTGACGGTGCGGCGCGGCGACAAACTGCTGATCGAGCGCATGGCGGCGGCGCGCTGGGACGGGGTGGAGAGTAGCTGTTTCCTCGACAGCGCGGTTTCCTATGCCTTTGATGCCCCCGCGACGATCCTGCGCAACCTCGATCACCTCGAGGGCCGGACGATCAGCGCGCTGGCGGACGGGAATGTGGTATCCGGGCTGGTCGTGGCGAACGGCGTGGTCGAACTGCCCGAACCCGCCTCGATCGTGACCGCGGGGTTGCCTTATGCGGCGACGATCGAGACGCTGCCGCTGGCCTATCAGGGGCAGGCGGGCTGGACGATCGCCAAGCCGCAGACCCAGGCCAAGGCGGTGATCCGCGTGATCGAGACGCGCGGGCTGAAGGCGGGGCCGACCGAGGCGAAGCTCGAGGCGCTGCGGGCGCGCACGACCGAAATTCTCGGCGAACCGAACCGGCTGCAGACCGGCCTGTTCGAGACCTGGCTGCGGCCCGATATCAATGGCGGCGCGCGGGTGGTGGTGCAATCAAGCGATCCGCTGCCGATGACGATCACGGGCATCTATCTTGATCCCGCCGCGTCCGAATAAGGCGGCCGCGGACCGCATCCGGATCGTCGCCGCTTCCCCTGCGCATGTCGGGCGGATCGCCATTCGGATGCGAGAGGCGGACGTCGTCGAATGCCGCGCCATGGGGCACAGCCCGAAACAGGCTCTACGCGACGGGCTGATCGCCTCATCCCTGTGCCTCACCGCGCTTGTCGATGGCCGGCCCGAGGCGATGTTCGGGCTGGTGGTGACGAGCGCGCTGGCCGGCGAGGGCACGCCGTGGATGCTCGGCACCGAGGCGATCTACGACCACCCGCGCGCAATGCTGCGCTGGGGGCCGCGCTTCGTGGCGGCGATGCTCGATTCAACGCCAGCGCTCAGCAATCTAGTGTCTGTCGGGAACGAGCGTGCGATCCGCATGCTGCGGAGGTGGGGTTTCACCCTTTCCGGCGATCCGATCATGATCGGTGACGCGGGATTTCTCGCCTTTCACATGGAGCAAAACTGATGTGCAACCCAGTGGTACTGATCGCAGCGGCGGCAGGCGTTAACGCGGTGGGGTCGGTCGTGTCCGGGATCGGCCAGAAGCAGGTACTCGACTATCAGGCGCAGGTCGCCGACCAGAATGCGAAGCTGGCCGAGGACCAGGCTCAGGATTCAATCCAGAACACCAACCTCGAGGCGCAACGCCGCTACCGTGATCTCGCCCAGACCAAGGGGCGGCAGGTCGCGGCGATGGCGGCGAACGGAATCGACCTGAATTTCGGCAGCGCCGCTGATATTCAGCGGGATACCGCCGCGACCGGCGCCGAGGATCTGGCGCAAATCTACAAGGGCGGCAATGAACGGACCAAGGGGTTCGAGATCAATGCCTTCAACTCGCGCGCGGAAGCGACCGGGGATCGGGCGAGGGGGAAGGGGGCGCTGATCGACGGCATCTTCGGCGGGGTTGCCACGGCGCTTGGCGGCGCGGCGAGTGCTGTCAAGACAGCGCGCGGCCAATGACGGAGTATCTTTTACCGGCTATGGCCGGCGAGCCCCTCGATCCGACGGCGAGTGACAACAACGGCTCGCTCCCTGTCACGGACGCAGCCGATGCCGGCGGCGATAGTGGCGGGCGCAAGGTGCCGATCTCTGCCGGCGATCCGTCCTCAACCGACACCGGCCCGGCTCCAACCGAGCCACCGGTCGCGGCGCCGATTCCGGATCAGGTGACGTCCCCTCCGTCGTTGCAGCCAGCCGGAACCGCACCGCCGCGCGCCAATGACGCGATGCGGGTGCTCAGCCGGATGCAGACCGATCTTGCCCTGGCGACCGAGGGCAAGCGCGCCGCGACCTATGACGAGGTGGACACGGCCTTTGAGAAGGCTGTCACCGCGCTGGGCATAGGATTGCCCTCGGCCAGGGCTGCCGACGAAGTGGGAACAACAGCGGCTGCCTCCGCGCCGATGACGGACGGAAATGGGCCGGGAAGGGAGCCGCTTAAACAGAACGCGATGGAGGGTGAACAGCAGGGGCCTGGGATCAACGCATCGCCTCCGATAACGATGCCCCCGCCCAGCGCCAGCCCGGCGCCTGCCGGCCAAGCGCCATCTTCCAAACCCGCCGCGAACCTTGCGGGCCAGGCCTCGTCAGCGGCCTCGCCCGCCAGCCGCGTCGGGAACGCCAAGGGTTCCCGGGGCGCCATCCGCTTCGTCAACCGGCGCGACGGCCAATCTCTGGCAGAGCGGCACGACAGTGTTTTCACCGGCTGGGCTTCCGGTGAGCGTAACTGGATTGAACCTCACCGAGGGCGACTATCTCGATGCGATCAAGAAAGGCCTTTGGTCGCGTGTCGAAGGAGATGACAACAATATAACGGGTTTTAAGGATGATAAGGCGGTCCTCGCGGCCAGCGCGGCGGTCCAAAAGCAAATCCCCGTCTCTACCCTCGACGTTAATTCCGGGCTCGAATTACGCCGATTTATAAAGAATATCGCGAAGGCAACCGCCACTGCCGCGTTGCACGGAAAGAGCAGCAATGATGATTTCGAGCGCTTCTTCACCGTCGGCAGAAACAGCACAAATCAACTTGTCATAACGTCGATCCATGTGGTGGGCAGGCAGGGTGCACACGTCATGACTATGATGCCGCCCGGTTCGATATTGATTGCGCACTATCACGGCAGCGGGCTCGTGCAGCCACCGAATTCGGGGGACAACAGCGCGGTCCGTTTGGGAAATATTTCCAGCTTTGTGATTGGCAATGGTGGGGATACGGTGTGGGAGATCGGACGCGACAAAGGGCGCGAGGTATTTCGCGAAATCAAGCGAGGGGGAGTTCCGGGAAGATGGCAAAGATACAGGCCCTGAAATTTGCCGTCACACTGTTGCTATCGGGTCTTATCCCCGCTTCTGTATCAAGTGAAGAACAAGCGCCACGCAAATATATATTAGCGATCGCGCAGCTATATTCACCAAAATATCTGGTTTCTCCTAGCGAAGAAGATGGTGGCCCTTTTAAGGGAGAAATATTTTTGGGCGGCGTATATAGTGTTAAGGTAAAAATAATTCGCGTTGTATCCGGAAGTTTTGACGCTAAACAAGAAAAGATGCGAGTTATTTCAAACAGTCCAAAGTATTTTATAAGCTCGTCGCCGAAGCTTGTTTTTATAAGAAAATATGCCAAGTTTGGATACCGGGTGGATAATTGGCGTGATGTAAATGTCAGCTCCAGCCGAAACGTCTGTATTCCGGAAGCGGAGGTCAAATCCCTCGTCTCCGGCGCCATGTTTACCGCGCCGGATGGCAATGGCCGGCTCTGCGAACACGCTTTTGGGCACAGCGGTAGCTGAAACCTGGTCAGCCAGTCGCGGCATGCAGATCGGGACGGTTGGCAATATTGGCAACGCGCAAGCCAAAGGAACGCACCTCCATTTCGAAGTACGGGTCTATAATGGCGACAGCATTTTGGCCGTCGGAAGCAGGGCGGTCGACCCGGAGGCGTGGCTGAAGGGTGAATTGCGCGAGCCCCGAGGCCATCGCAGCTGATCACGCGATGACGCGCTAACCGGTGCACGCTAAAGCCGGAGCCGTAAGCCGCCGCGCATTGACGATCTCGGACGTATCAGGCGCGGCGTGATTCAACCCTTGTCCGAGCTGGCCTAGACCTTCCTCCAGAGCAGGAGGTGCCCATGGCCATGAAATTTCCGTCGACGCATCAGGCGGTGCGCTGAGATGCCCGTCGTTCCCATCGAGGAGAACAAGGTTGGCATCGCCAGCCTGACCGATGCCAAGCTCCGGCCGGGCGATTTTTCCGGCTCGGGCCTCGAAGCCGTTGGCAGTGGCCTGCAAAAAATTGGCGGGGCCGGGGAGGAGCTTGGCAAGGCGCTGGGCACCAAATCTCCGGCACCGGCGACGCCCAAGCCGCCGTCGAAAGCCGGGGAGGCAAACCAGCGCGACGTGAAGGCAGACATGGTGGGGCGGCCGATCAAGACGCTTGCCGAGCAGACTCCAAAGCAAGCGTCGGACGATGCTGCGGTGAAGGCAGCCAGCAATCGCTATTCCGAGGGCGTCCGGCCCAGTCTTTATCAGGGAAATGACGCGCTTTCGGAAAAGCAGGGCGAGCTTGCCCTGGCGGCGGTGCCGGCAACCGTGGCGCACGTCATCAAGACGCGCGAAGAAGCGGCGGCGGGTCTGACACCGGAGCAGCATGCGGCGTTCCACATCGCGATCGCACCGAGGGTCGACCAGGACCTGAACTGGATAAAAGGCCTTGCCGATGCCCAGGCGAAGGTCGCGCAGCATCAGGCATCACAGCGGGTGGTAAGCAACAGCGCTGAAGATGCGATCCTGCAATATGGCAGCCCGGCGTTCGGCGAGCACATGGCCACAGGCCTCAAGCAGATCGACGAACAGGCGGCGGCCGGTGGCTGGACGCCCGAAGCCAAGGTGATGGCTGAGAGACGATTCATCTCGGGAGTGCATCGCGGCGTCTCGGACGCCCTGTCGGTCAGTGACCCCGTAGCCGCCGCCGAGCATCTGCGTGTCTTTGGCGATCACATGACGCCGGAGGACCGGGCGGCGGCCTGGCAATCGTTACGGGGCCCGCTCACCCAGACCCAGGCGGTGGCGGATCTCGATACGCTGGCGATCGCCCGGTCCGCCACCGCGCCGCTGACGCCGCATGGTGATGGTCACAGGCTGATGCAGCGAATGCTTGCGATTACCCCGGCTGGGCCAGGTAGCGTCCGCGAAAACCAGGCGAG